CGATTTCTTCGTTTGCGTTTGATGACGTGTCTTCAGTTGCAAAAGTTCTTTCGAATGGTGTTGATCCGTCAAGCGTGTATTGTACAAGCGAAGGATTTGCGGCAGTGTTTGCCATTATTTGTACGTCATAAATATTGCCATCTGTGTTTCCGTCATCTGTGTACGGATTACCTTGAATGAATCTCGCAAAGTATTTTGCTTCTCCGTCAACGGGAAGATCAGCAGTCTGCATTTGTACTTGTTGATACGACCAGTTTTCAATTGAATTTCCATCAATCACATTATACTGATACATACTACTGACAAGCACTTTTGTACACGAAACCTGTGTCGTCTGCCATTCTTGAGTCCCTTCGTTCCAATAATAGATTCCCACTTTGATCATATATATTACATACACATAATCATAAAAACTGACAAGACTATCAGCAGTTCCACCTACTTTTTTTGTCCTTGCTCTGTGATTTAAATTTAAATAGGCACCACCACTTGACTCTACATATCCCAAGTCGATTAAATTTGTTTCCATATCAGCGTTTGACACAAATGCTGAAAGATCTTGACTTGAAGAATACAAACCGTCATTTGTCCAATTCGAATAGACTGCTTTGCTTTTTATTATTGGTGGATAGAAAGTAGATGTTCCACCAGCAAGTTTGATCAGCGGTTCGCCACTACCAACTTTTCCGATGTCCATCAGCATATTTGTCGCTGGTAAAGTACCTGATCCTAATTCTGATCCGTTCTTTGCATATCTACGATAGTAAAACAAAGACGAATCATTTCTCCAAGTGTCGTGATGTACTATCCAAAAGACACCACTTGCTTGAAAGACACGACACCCAAACGCTTCAAGAATACTTTTCAAAGTGTCATACGCTGAAATTGATTCTGTCTTGACTGGATCTGCACCATCGTATTCTATGTCACGAAATGCGTTCGGATATACTGCTGAATATTCCCAAGGTGAATTTGACGATGCAATTGCCGGCATTGTATCTTCGTACCAGTGTACTAATTCGTACCACATAGTTGTTGTCGTTTCATTGAAGAAGTCTTCTGTTCCACCCAAATAATATTTGAACATATTACCGACAAAGTTTCTTATTGTGTACAAACTATTGACATTCCCATTTGTACCATTGTACACGTCACGATCGAATTTAATGTCTTTCATAAGTGACAAACCATCGGTTGCTTTTATTTTAGCAATTGACGGAGCAGACTCGTCATTGATCGTCATTATGTCTGCAAGAATAACACCACGCCAGAAGTTTCCGAATGTACTACTTCCAGCAGGTTTTTTTTGTACGTTGATTTTGAATCGACCTTGATCAGATACTTGCAGAGCATCAATGAAGTCTTTTGCAGTACCACTTGCACCGAAGTACATATTGACTTCAAGATTCGATTCTTTGATTGTGTCGTATCGTTCTTTTCCTTTTCCTTTGTATGTCAATGTAAAACCTTGTGAATCTACGACAAAAGGAACTTGTGAATTACCAAGTGCTGAAGTTGAATCGTATATGTAGATCAAATATTCGTGTCCTTGATCACTTTTAAATTCTGATTTTAGTGGGATTGTTCCTAATGCCATTACCTTTCTTGTATTGTGACTTGTTTTTTATTGATCAAATATATGTCTTCACCACTGATCGATCCTTCGACAATTATCTTCTGCGTCTGACTACCAAGCATTCCATTCAATTTTGAAAGTGGTGCGATGACTTCGGGATCGGCAGAAGCACCAGCGTTGTCACCGACAAGTGCAGCAGTTGGACCGAATGCAAGACCACCTTCTGCTAATGCTGGTAAAGGAGCTGATTGAATCGTTGCGATCTGTGCCGCACCCATTACACCCATTCCGATTGCTACTGGAATATTGAAAGGTGCTGGAATACTTGCAAGTGCATTTGTGACTGCGGTTGCAGTGTTGACGATCGCATTCATAATTTGAAACTTTTTATTTGCTTTAGCTTGACGCATCTGAATTGCCTTTCTTTGTTTGTCTGCATCTTGTTCAATCGTTGCAATCTTGTCTGCCTTTTGTTGTTCGGTCATTGCAGAAGTTTCAACAGATTCAATTTCTTTTTGTGTTTGAATATCAAGATTTGCGAATTCATTTGCGAATCGCTGATCAGACACTGCTTGCATCTGTCCAGTGATTTCTCCAAATAATTGAGCCACGGCTGCAATTCTTTCACCAGTCGAATCTCCCCATTCTTGCCAACCTTTCTTCATCTTGTCAAGAATAGATTCGTTCTTTGTTTCTATGTCATCAAGCGAAGACAGATCTATTTGTTGTGGATCTATCGAAGATCCAGTCGTTGTCGTTGTTTCTTCTGTTGTCGGTGTACTACTACCACCACCAAAGAAACCTTTGATCTTATCGCCTAAAGTTTTAATCTTGTCAACTGCACCATCAACTTGATTTTGCACGTCTTCTTCAGAAATGTATTCAATCGGATCAGCGTTTATCGTATTGTCGTATGCCGTCTTCATATTAGAAGCTAATTCTTCTCCAAGAATTGCACCTTCGTCTGCTATGACTTTTCCAACGCCTTTGTATCCGTCAACTACTGCTTCGGCAAATTCTGTCGCTCCTTCTTTGACAGCCGCTCCATCTAATTTCAAAGCACCGGCAATGACTTTCCCTACTGCCTTGAATTGTTTTATCCAAGTACCAATGACTACTTTCACAATACCACTTAAAGCATTGAAAACAAATTTCGCTTCAGCCCAAAGATTCTTAAAGACTAAAATTATCAACTCTACTCCAGCACGAAAAACCATTGAATTATTGTACAAGTCGATGAAGTAGTTGACGATCTTGACGATCAATGACTTGACTACGTCCCAATTCTTAAAAATTAGAATACCACCAGCAACAAGTGCCGCAATGACTAAACCAACTGGACTTAATAATGACGTGAAGACTACCGTCAACTTTCCTACTATCATTAAGATCGGACCGATCGAAGCGGCAACAAGTCCAATACCAACAATGATCTTCTTTGTACCAGCATCAAGATTCTGAAATGCAGTCAAGAATTGTCTGAACCCGTTGACAAGTTTTAATACTACCGGCATTAATATTTTTCCGATTTCGATACCTGCGTTCTGTAAGTTAATGAAAGACTTCTTCAATTGTTGTCCAGCAGTCTGATCCAAGATCTTCATACCAGCGTTGACGTTTCCTTGACTTTTATTCATTCCGTCAAGTACGTCTGCATATGTTTCTGCTTGAAGTCCCATCGTTGCAAGTGCACCTGTCACTGCATTACTACTTCCAAACATTTGTGTCAATGCTTCATTATTTCCTTCTAATTCTTTGAACAAGAATTGAAGCGTTCCCATTAATGATTCGTCCATCATTGATCCAAGTTCGTCAGTTGACATACCCATTTGATCAAGAATTTCTTTTTGTTTTTCTGAAGGCTTGAGCAATCCCATTATCAATGCTTTCATCGATGTCAGCGTACCAGAAGCATCACCAGAAAGTTTTGACATTGTAGCCGATGCGGCACCAAGTTCTTCCATTGATATACCGGCAGCAGCAGCGACAGGAATCACTGATCCAAGTTTGTCCATAAATTGACCAGCGTCAAACTTACCTTGTTTTAAAGTTTCGTGAAGAAGATCACCGGCACGTGCGGCAGTCATATTTTCGTCTGCATATGCAGTCATCACAGAAGTCAATGCGTTTGCGATCGAGTCCATTTCACCCATTCCCATCGCACCTGCTTTTGCTGATACCGTCAAGGCATCAATTGCTTCTTGTCCAGAAAGTCCTGCTGATGTAATAAAAAACAATCCATCGGCAAGATCTTTTTGTGCGACTGCCGTCTGTGAAGAAATCGAAGCGACTGCGTTCGAATACGTTTGCATCTCGCTTGCCGTAGCTCCAACAAGTGTTTGAATTTTAGTCATTGACGTTTCAAAGTCAACTGCTAATTTTACAGAAGCAACTGCAATCGCTCCAAGTGGTGCAGTGATATTTGTCGTCATAGATGATCCGACACGTTGCATCTTTTTTCCGAATCTTGTCAGACTCTTGTTGACTCTTTTTAAACCTTTTTGAAAGTTCAAATCATTCAAGCCAACCATTATATTCAAAGACTTCTTTCCCACTTTTATTTGATTTTATTTGTTTTTATCAATTCTTTATATAAGCCGGTTTTAATACGTTTTAAGCGACTTTGTCTGTTCTGTCATATGCTGATATCAAAAAGTCAAGATCTTGCAATTGCCGAAAATTACTTGGGTAGATTTTTTGCCTTATTGTTGAAAAATAATTCTTCAAGTTTTACTTGTTTTTTATCTTTCTTTTTATTAGCAAGTGAAATCTTCTCGTATTTTTTTCGAGTAAATTCAGCAACTTTTCTTTTCTTTTCGATGTCAATTTCTGACTTCGTTTTGCCATCAATCGGCAAGTGCATAATGTCTTTGGGCGACATATTTGATCCCTTTTTCATATGCGGTTTAATTACATAAAGACACATTGTCCTTGTCATATTCCATTGATGAATTTGTTCATCTTCAATACTTTCAAGATATCCTTTTTGTGCCAGTAAGAATTGACGCATTGTCATTTCCCAAAAAACATTCGGATCAATTTTCATTCTTCCGTATGCGTATGCTTCAATCGTTTCCCAGTTTACTTCTTCACTTTTTTGGGACTCGATGTCCCTTGATCGTTTCCCGATCCCGAAGTGTTGAATTGTTCTGCGAATATATTCATTGCTTCTGTCAAGATGTTTATGTCGTCATCAAGCCAGTCAGACACGTCTTCAATTGTGAAAGAATATTCTTTTCCTGCTTTGCGATGTCCGTCTTTCAAACCTGCATTGATCAAGTGAACAGAATCGTCAAGTGATAAGTCTTGTCCAAGTTTTGAAAGATCATTCAAATTTTTGTTTGTTGCCTTACAAAAAAGACGGAGAGCATTCATTCCGAATCTGATAGGCATTTGTGTTTTGTTGATTGTGATTAATTCGTACATTTTTTTTGTTGATTAGATTAAAAGTTGAATGGGACAAGGACCGAAGTCCAAGCCCAATCAACAGAATAGTTATGCAATAGTTACGGTACCAGTCATTTCAAATGTCGCTGAAAAAGTCGAAGAATCTTCAACTCCAGAATCAACAGACACTGAAGTACAATATCCAGTTCCTTCATAGTGATTGTCATCTGTGTTTCCACTTGCCCATTTTACGGTTAATACCGTACGAGCCACCCAAGCCGCAATTAATTCTTCAAATCCGTTTGCCGCATCAAAGGCAGTCATTCCTTCGCATTCAATTGAAAACGATCTTTGACCTTCAAGAATCTCTCTGTAACCAGCGGAGTCTTTTGTTGATGCGTCACGTGTTTCCATTGAAAAAGAAATTGACGCAGAAGTTGAATGTGTGATTGCAGTACCACCTGTATAAACAAGTATATTTGTACCATTAATAATTCCAGCAGTTTCTGCCATAGTTGTAAAGTTTAAATGTTAGTAGTTTTGTTTTCTTTTTTGACTTCTTTCTTTTCTTCAAAAAGTCCTTTCTTTTCAAGTTTTGCAAATAGTTCTTGATCTATATTAATAATCGTTCCCGCTTTAACCGTTTTCAGTCCGTTGCGTTTCCAATCTTTTTTTAATTCTATTTTCATAATTTATCGATTTAAGTTCTTCGTTGTCTGACTTGAAAATTCATATATGAAACAAACAAGCCTTGTTCGTCATAGTCATCAATGTAATCTTGACGATTATCTTGAAAACTGATTGATTGTATTCTGTTCGTGTATGCACCAGTCGGTGGATATATTCCTTCAGCGACATAGTCAAGCGTTGCTCGTACGTCTTTCTGTGCCAAGATCATTTCTTCATATGAAGTGTGAAACATTGCAAGTTGCATCTGTGTCACGTCAAGTTTAGAATATCCAGAAGCTCCTTTTGTGTTTGTTGGCTCTGTTGATGTTATTGTGTACACGATCATCGGATACGTTGTTGTATTGTAATTTGTGACGCTTGGATATATACGTGTACCATACACGTTTGTCACTGATGTATTCTGTGTCAAAAGATAGTAAATTGCTGATCCCGTTTGTCCGCTAAAGTCTGGCATATCTATTTAATTTCAAATCCTTGTTTTTTTGCACCTTTCTTAATTTCATCAAAGATCTTATTGTACAAGTCGTTCATTACCTGTTCTCCTTTCGCTGAAGCGACTTTCGGAAGCAATCCCAAGCCAGACTTCATTTTTTTCCCAAACGCTTTAAAACCATACTCTAAATAATAAAAATAGAATCCCGATTGTTTCTTCTTCCAGTTGTCACGTGCGGCAGCGTTTGCCTTCATTTCTGCTCTTGTTGATGTTTTCTTGTCATTAAATTTTTGTGGTGCTTTGACTTTCGGTCCAACAAATGCGACTGGTCGTCCACCATCATCTTTCTTCTTTGCTCTGAAGATCTTGATTGACTTTGCAAGTTTTCCCGTTGCTCTGTCAGTTGTGTTTTGTTTTATAGCAGAAGACAAACCTTCAACCAAAGGCTTTGCCGCTTGTTTCATACCATTAAAAATAGCCGTATTTTGTTTTGAAGTTTTCGGAAAAACTTTTTCAAGACTTTTTCTGATGTCTTGCAATGACTTCTGATCAAT